ACGCCAGCGTGAGAAGCCTGCACCCGGTCGGTGACCGCACCCTACGGCGTATGACCGCCACGGTGCTCGACGGCGTCGGTGACCGCCGGCGAGGCGAATGGTTCCAGCGGGAGACGGCCATGCATCACCGCCGGCGTCTGTCGGTGGCCGAAGAAGCCGCGGTCGGCCCGGTGGTCGACATACGAGGCACCGACGACGCGATGGCGCGCGCCGTCCCGCTGCGCGAGCTCGGCCTGCTCGACCTCGCGCCCGCCGGGGTACTGCACGACGAACTCGGCGCTGATCCGTACCGGACATGACCCGGCGTTCTACTCTGACCGCATGACCGAACCTGAGCGCTCCGACGAGGAACGCATCGCCGAGATCGACCGCATCGTCAGCCCCATCCGCGGCGTCGGGTCCGGCCACGACGCCGACAAGGCGTTACGGCGCGCCGACGAGCTCCCCGCCCGCCCGCAGCTCACGATCCTCGCCACCGCCACCGTCGCCGACGTCCTGGTGAAGATCCTGAACGGGAAGATCAAGGTCCAGAACGCCAGCCAGGCGAAACAGCTCATCGAGGTGTGCTACGGCATCGTCCGGCTCGAGGCGGGCGAAGCGACCAGCATCACCCAGATGAACACGGCCGAGATCATGGAGTCGATCAAGAACCTGCGGGACAAGGCCCGCCGCGACGCCCGCGTGACGCCCCGCAAAGTCGTGTGATGTGACTGATGCCGTGTTGCCATGAGCACGGGTGCCGACGGTCCAAGCCGTTCCTGATTCGGCGAGGGCCTTTCAGTGGACGGTGGTTCGTCGTGGCTGACTACAAGACCACTGGCGACAAGGGACAGTTCATCGAAGCCAAGGCGAAGCACGATGTGACCGACGAGTTGTTGGCCGCGCTCATCGCCGCGGGATGGTCACCACCGACGGAGGGTGACGACCCCTGACCGACACCAGCCTTTTCCTCACCGACGCCCAACTCAACGCGCTTTCCGCCGCCGAGCTGGCCCGCTACCAGGCGCTACTCGAACGCCTCGACGACGAATGGGTCCTGCACCCGAAACAACAGTTGGCGGAGGCCGAGGCGGCCGAGGTCGATGAGGTCCTGTTCGGCGGTGCCGCAGGCGGCGGGAAGACCGACTGGATGCTGTACCACGCTCACGGCCAGTCCCAAGCGTTCGCGGGGCACAAGACGTTGGCCCTACGACGGACGTTCCCACAGCTGAAAGACAGTCTCATCCGCCGGTCGCTCGAGAAGTTCCGCGACAAACGGGTGTGCCGCTACATGGTCGGCGAGAAGGAATGGAAGTACCACAACGGGTCGACCATCCGGTTCGGGTTCTGCGACACCGACGAGGACGTCCGCCACTACCTGTCGACCGAGTACGACCTCATCGTGTTCGAGGAGCTAACCGAGTTCACCGAACGCCAGTACATGCTCGTCCGCTCGCGCAACCGCACCACGGCGCGACAGCGCGCCGCCGGCGTGCGCCCCCACACCATCGCCGCCACCAACCCCGGTCAGGTCGGCCACACCTGGGTCAAGAGAAGATTTGTCATCCCCACCGACTACGGCGCCCACCGCTCCGAACAGATCGTCGAGGCGTACGGCCGTAAACGCAAAGCAACCGTCGCGTTCGTCCCGGCCAAGGTGTCGGACAACCCGTCGATGGACCCCGACTACGTGTTCAACCTGGCGCAGCTGCCCGACATCGAACGACGCCAGTACCTCGACGGCGACTGGGACGTGTTCGAGGGCCAGTTCTTCACCGAGTTCGACCGCGACGTCCACGTCGTCGCCCCGTTCGCGGTGCCGGCGGAGTGGACCCGCATCGTGGGGATCGACTACGGGTTCGGCAAACCGTTCTGCGCCTTGTGGGTGGCGATCGACTGGGACGCCAACGCCTGGGTGTACCGCGAGCTGTACCGGGCGGGGTGGACCGCCCACCAGCAGGGCCGGCGCATGGCCGAAGTGTCCGTGCTCGATGACGGGAAGGACGAACGGCACTACGGCCGGTACGCCGACCCGTCGGTGTGGACCCGCCAGGGGCACGGGATCTCGATCGCCGCCATGTACCGCGACGCCGGGTTCGGGTGCAAGAAGGCGATGAACGCGAGACGCGACGGCTGGTCGAGGGTGCGGGACTACCTGCGGGGCGACGGCACCGTCGAAGGGGGCAGTTCGCTGCGCATCTTCGACACCTGCACCAACCTGATCCGCACCATCCCCGAGATGATCTTCGACCGCCAGGACCCCGAGGATCTCGACACGAAACTCGAAGACCACGGGGTGGATGCGATGAGATATGCGTTGATGGCCCGCCCGCCCCGCAAACGGCGGGCCCCGGAACGACTCAACGACCCCGACGTCGACGACTACCTGGCCGAGATCGTCAAACAGCGCCAACGGGGCGGACGGCATCCCGTGCTGGGGAGAATCCAAATGTGAGTCATGCGCCGTGTGTAGCGTTCAGTCGATGCGGTGCAGCACATGCCGGGCCGAGCACACACGACGAGGCCAGAGATATTGCACGGCTTGTCATGCGGCCTACATGCGCCAATGGCGTCAGAGCCACCCGTTGTCGCCCGAACAGCGCCATCGGGCGAATGCCCGGAGCTACGCCCATACGTACTTGCTTCGGGGGAAGTTGACGCGCCAACCGTGCGAAACGTGCGGCTCGGAGCACACCGAGAAGCACCACGACGACTACGACCGGCCGCTCGACGTCCGTTGGCTGTGTCGGTCCTGCCATCTCGCTGAGCACCGCCGGATGATTCACGGGGAACCAAGGGAAACTTGATGGACCCTCGGATCGTGGACCATCCCGAGCTGCCGCCCGGCTGCTGTTTCCTGTCCCGCACCTCTGACGGGCCGTTCGTCGACACCGGCCTCGACGTCGACGACCTCGACCCCATCGGGCGCATCTACCTCGCCGAGTCGACGATCGCCGACCTGGCCCAGCACCTCGGGTTCGCCCCCCCGGTTGCGTCGGCGCGGGCCCGGGACCGCATCGATGAGCTCGAAAAGCTGCTCGACGAGGCCGAGAGCGCGGTGAAGGCGTTGACGGACGTGAACGCGTCGCTCACCGCCGCCGGGTACGTGCCCCGGGCACCCGACCGACCGCTCGTCGTGCCCGCCGGCGCCGTGCGCGACGTCCTGTTCTGGGTTGTCGACAGCGACGACTACGCCGTCGTGCTGCAACGCGCCGCCGCGGCGCGCGACGCCGAGCTGGCCGAGGACAATCCCCGCAAAAGCCTGCTCGACGAGCTCGACCGCTCCTACCTGTTGAGGAAAGAGGAACCCAATGCCCACCAAGCCCAAGACGAAGACTGACGAGGAACCCGACGAGACGATCGCGGGCGACGAGGTCGACCCCGACTACCGTTTCTCCGGTCTGGCCGAGCCTCCGGTGTCGGACCCGCTGCATCCCGACTACGTCGAATGGCAGCACGAGCACGCCGGCGGCCCGTCGCCCGAGGAGCTCGAAGCCATCCACCTCGAGCAGGACAAGGCGGCCGAGTCGGAAGCCGAAGCGCGCGCCACCGTCGCCGAGGCGACCCCGGAGCCCGAGGCCGCGGCGCAGTGACGGTGGCGGCCGCCGCTCTCGTCGCGTTGGCCGTTGGGCTCGTCGGCTGGAGCGCGTACAGCGCGCGCCGTACCGCCACGGAATGGCTCGGCTATCTCCGCCACCGCGACGACGACGCCCGAGCCGAACGCGAAGTCCTGTACCGGGTGCTGCTGAGCCGCACCGCAGGCGAGTTCGGGTCCTTGGACCGGATACAGAAAACCCCGGCGAAGGGGCGGCCGTCGATGACGGAGGACGAGTACGCCGAGATGCTGCGCGACGACCTGAACCGCATGGGTCTCGACGACCGCGTCGTCGGTGTCCCCGAAGGCCTGTGACCTGAGTGGCCGACGCCGAGCCGGGCACCGACCTCGGGGCGTGGGTGGTGTCGCAGTGGAACCGGGGCGACATGGCCTTGGCCCGGGAGCGGCGCGACTACTGGCTGAACCTCTCCTTCATCGAGGGGGAGCAGTGGGTGGTGTGGAACAGCGTCCGCCACGACGTCGCCGAATACCCCCGTGCCCGCGACGACGACCGGGTGCGGCTCACCGCCAACCGGATGCAACCCAACCTGACCAACCTGCTGGCGAAGCTGACGAAACGTAACTTGGCGTTCGAGGTCCCCCCCTCCGCCGCCGACGACAGCGCGGTGGGCGGCTCCCGGCTGGGCGAGCACCTGCTCGAGGCGTCGCGCAACGACTGCCAGTGGGAACAGGTCCGCTACGACGCCCTCTACGCCGCCTTCCTCGGCGGGACCGCGGCGGTGGTCGTGGAGTGGGACCCGAACACCGGCGGGCAGCTCGCCGTGGACCCCGAGACGATGCAGCCCGTCAACGAAGGCAACGTGCAGCTCTCCGCGCTGGCGGTCACCGAGTTCACGCTCGAGCCCGGCACCCGCACCTGGTCCGACGCCCGCTGGTTCATCATGGCGAAGGCGATGCCCCCCGAACAGGTCCGCGACCAGTTCGCTCTGTCCGAAACGCCCGCGGCCGACGCCCAGATGGGTTCCGGCCCGTTGCAACGGCGGCTGTGGAACGACCGGGGCTACCCCGCCAACGTCGGTCTCACCAACGTGTTCACCTACTACGAGCGGCCCACGACCAAGAAGAAGAAAGGCCGGTGGGCGGTCGTCGTCAACAACCGGGCGGTGGTCGACAAGGGGTGGCCGTTCCCGTTCGACACGCTCAACGCCTACCCGTTCCGCCAGATGCGGATTCCGAAACGGTGGACGGGCCACACCCTGCTCAACGACGCGAGACCGTTGCAGGTGGCGTATAACCACGGCATCTCCATGCTGTCGGAGCACATGAAACTGGCCGGCAACGCGAGGCTCGCGATCCCCGACAACTCCGGCATCGAGATCGACGACCTGTCCGACCTGCCCGGCGAGCTCGTGTTCTACGACGGCATGGCGTCGAGCGGTCCGCACTGGTTGGAGCCGCCCAACATTCCCCGCTGGCTCATCGACCAGGTGTCACGCATCAAAGCCGACCTCGACGACGTGATGGCCGTGCACGACATCTCCCGCGGTGTCGCCCCCGGCGACCGCAACAGCGGCCTGGCGCTGTCGGTGTTGGCGGAGAAGGACGAGACCCCGACCGGACTGATGGCGCACGACCAGTCGATCGGTTGGGGCTACATCGCCACCCTGGTGTTGAAACTGTGGGAGGACAAGGTCGCCGAGTACCGCGACACCACCGTGCAGTCCGACGTCGGCATCCCCGTCACGAGATCGTGGACGGGCAAGATGCTCCACGATCAGACGAGAGCGACCGTCCCGTTGGACAACGTGATGCCCCATAGCCGGGTGGCGTTGCAGGCGTGGATCACGTCGATGATCGACCATTTCCCCCAGTTGGGTCAGGCCATCGGCCAGTCCCCCGCCATGTTGGCCCGGGTCATGGACATCCCCGGCGCCTCCATGTTCGGCGAGGTCGTCAACGCCGACGCGGCGCAGGCGCAACGGGAGAACATGCTGATGGAGACCGGCCAGGTCCCTTCCCGGGGGGCGGAGCCGTACCCGTCGCCGTTCGACGACCACGCCACCCACATCGCCGAGCACAACCGTTACCGCAAGTCGCAGGCGTACCAGTACGCCGACCAGCGGGTGCGCGACATCGTCGACATGCACGTCCTCGCGCACGAGAACATGGCGCTCAAGGAGATGGCGTCGCAACGCCAGGCCAACCAGCTCGTGCCCGGCGCGGGGGCGCTGCCCCAGGCGCACGAGCCGCCCGGCACCGCCGTCCCCCCCGACCAGGCCGAACAGCAACCCGTGCCCGGCGGCCCCGGGAACCCCTCGGCCGGTCCGGGGGCGATGGCCGGCGCGGCGATGCCCGGCGTCGGATAGGAGACAACGATGGCGACCAAGGCTCACCC